TTAAACAGCAATAATTTGCCATTCTTTGCCTCTATCATCGTGGTATTTATCAGTCATATTTTGTGTTTTATGCCCCAATAATTTTTGTGTATTAATTCCTTGTTCTCTATAAAGTCGCTCAGATAAAGATCGCTGTTCATGGAAAGTTGGTGCCGTACCTTTTTCCCAAGTTAACCCACATTTATCTCGCGCCTTTTTAAATGTTGTGGTTAATGTATTTGGTGTGACTTGCTCGCCTCGTTTTGCTTGTGCGGTGGTATGCCGATAATGCACGAGATATTTACTCACAACCGCGTCACGACATTGAGCAACAACATCCCTTAAGGAGAGGTTGATAGCCTCACATTTTAGCGAAAGAGGGATGGCTAACTTACTCCCCGTTTTCTCTTGCTGTATGTGTAACATGTCATCCCAAATATCAGAGAATTTCATTTTACAGATATCACCGATCCGCTGACCTGTGGTTAAAGCCAATAACATGCCACATTGCAGGTAAGGAGGGTGGTTCTTTGCTTGCTGATAAATAGCGCGCCATTCTTCCAATGTCATGCGTTCTCTTTTCACTCTATTCCGTGGTTGTTTAGTTGCTTTCGCGGGATTGTAACCAGGCGGAACATAGCCAGCATGTTGAGCTTCTTTAAATACATCAATAAGCACCATGCGAACGACTTGAGCCATTCTTGAATGTCCTAATACTTTGACTGAATCTATTATTTCAGCAATATCTAAAGCGGTTATCTCTTTTAATATTTTCGTACCACAATACTGACGGAATAAATTAATAGGTTTCATTTTTTGTCGATAAGAATTAATTTTTAATTCACCGATATCTAATCTTTCTTTTTGAATATCTAAATATTTATCCATCCATATATCGACAGATATTTCAGACTTATTTGTCTTAATTTTTGATAACCGTTCATTAATACTTAATAACTGTCGAGTATGTTGTTCAGCAATAATTGTATTGGCTTGAATAGCGGTTTCTCTCGCTTCTTGTTCGTCGGTGCCTAAGCTATGAAATTTACCGGTGATGGGATGTTTATATTGCCAATAAATTTTGCCGTTACGTTTATCTAGCTTTCGATATAGATTAGGGATGATAATTTTATGGGTTCGTGGTCGGGCAGCCATCTGTAATTATCCTCTTAAGTCGTTCCGTTGATTTAGTAGGAATTTGAGGGAGAGACAGATAGCCCACATAACGAGCTTCTCTATCAACCATCCACTTGCGACCCACTTTCATTGCAGGTGGTGCAATAAGGTTATTCTTTGCGTATTTTTGTAATACCGTTATGCAAGGAGAGGCATCTCCAAATTCCAACCTTGCCCACGCTTCAAGAGTCACCATTCTTGACATATTTTCTCTCCATACTGCCGTATACAGTTTAAATAGACGTTAATTATGCTGGTGGTATTTATTTAAACTTTTTAGAACTGTTTATTTAGCTCCTTTTACTTAATTCATTAAATCTACGTAAAAATAAAACTTTGGCTTGTAGTGAGGTTAATGGATTAACAATAAAATCACTCGTAGGAATACCTTCAAGCATTAGCCAATTGCTACCCACATCAATTTCTAAATCTCGTTTTTCGGTTGCTAACATCATTAAGTCGGCTAAATGAACGGAGTCCGACATAACGGGTGGTAAGTTATATTTTTGACGAATAACAGCATCAATTCTTTTTTCTATCTCCTTATATTCAGGTAATAGCTTTTTAAGCGGTGATGGCAGATCTTTTACATAGGCTTCACTGGCATCGTGAAGTAAGGCTTCTAAAGCATATTCAGGAGCAACTAAATAGCTGACATATACCGAGTGTTGAGCAACAGAATAGAAATTATCAATTTGTCCATTAAAGCGACATTCATTAGCTAAACCCGTCGCAATGTCTTGAATATCTATATCCTCGATCCGTACATCGAGGTAATAGAAGTGCTTATTCGTTGCAGTTGCAATATAAGACATTATTCTCTCCACATAATTTAAGTAATAAAGATCCCTCTCGATTTAATCGAGATTAAGTTTCCCTGATGTTGGTTAATGGTAAATTCAAATAAAGACTTATTTTTTATGTTTCAATTATTGAACTTGATTATTGCTTACCTCAAGTTGTGGCGGTTTCTACTGTTTCCCAACAGACAGAAACTATTTCTCTTCACATGAAAATTTTTATTAAAATGTTTTCACACACATAATTGAATTAGATATTAATCATAATGTAACTCATCCTACACCGCACATTTAAAATGTAGGATAACCAACATTGGTGTGTCAAGTGTTTTTGTAGGAAATCTTACATTAGTATATGATGGTAATAAAAAATCCTCCGAAGAGGATCCTTTTATCAATGAGATAGGAAATTATGGTAAATGAGCTATTTTGGCATCCACAACAACACCCACAATTTTACAATTTCCATTGATTGGTATTAAGCGGTATTGAGGGTTTAATGGTTTTAAGTAATGGTTGCCTGCATCTACAATGTACTGCTTAAATGTAACTTCATTTTCAGATTCTAATTTAGCGACAACTAGCTTGCCACTAACAACCTCTACTGCGGGATCTACTAATATAATCATCCCTTCAGGAATACTTAGTCCAGAAGGAGAGGTCATAGAATCTCCTTTTACTTCTAGCCAAAATGATTCTTCGGAACAATGCACAGTTGTTTCATACCATGTATCGATTGATTTTCTATGATATGGCTCTACGGCCTCAGACCAATTCCCAGCGCTTACCCAGCTAATTAAAGGGTATTCACCACTAGATCTATTAAATTTTAAAAACGAAACATTAGAAATAGGATCTTCTTTTCCATCAACAAGCCAAATAGGGCTTGTTTCAAGAGCACTCGCTAATGCTTGAAGATTAGCGCCATTAGGTTGATAGTCACCTTTTTCCCAACCAGTAACAGTTACACGATTGACTCCAGCTTTTTTAGCTAGAGCCTGTTGTGTCATTTTCAGCTCAAGGCGTCTTTGTTTAATTCGTTCGCTCATTTCTTTCATGTAGGAAAGCCTACCACATTCTAAATGTAAGAATCTTGACATTTAAATGTAAGATATCCTACATTGTATGCGTGTGAATTATTCACTTACCAAAGGATTACAAATGAAGAAAAAAGATGTAATCACGTTTTTTGGTGGTACGTGTAAAACAGCAAAAGCCCTCGGTATTAAACATCCTTCGGTGTGTGGTTGGGGATATATCATTCCTAAAGTAAGGGCATATGAAATAGAAAAAATCACCAAGGGAAAACTTAAATATAACCCTGAACTTTATAGAAAAAATACCAAAACAGCATAAGGCAATTAACTACCAATAAAAGATAGAGCAGGTAGATATGAGCAAACATTCAATTAAAGAAGTTATTAAAGAAATGTGCAAAGCACTACCGGGTGGACGTTCTGCTATGGCAGGGGCTCTAGGTATGTCACTCGAGACGTTTAATAACAAGTTATACGAAAAAAATGGCTGTCGTTTCTTTGATATTGATGAACAAGAAGCTATGGAAGACATTTCGGGCACTAAGTTGCTGGTGGAATATCACCTAGAACGTCATGGCATGAGTGCATTACCAAAAATAGAAGCGGAAAAGATAGATCAAGTAGAGCTATTTGATATGCGAATGACATTGGCTGCTATGCAAGGATCACTCGCCGTTTTAATTCAAGAAAGCCTTGTTGATGGTGTTTTAACGGATGAAGAAATAGGGCGTATTTATCGAAAAGCAGGGAAAGTTTTTGCGTATGCAATTGGGTTCTTGGATTCACTGAAAGTGTTATACGGTGAAAAACAGGAAGCGACTAAGAAAGGGTGAAGCCAAAGGTATACGGCCTCTGGCTTCGGTTGCCAATTTCAATGATGTGAAGAGAAATAAGCATGAGTAGATTAGCGCATTTAATACCTAAAAAGCAATTTCGCTGTTTACCCTTAACTAAAGAGGGAACATTTCGCTATGTAGAAAGCATACCGAGTGACAATCGATCACACAACTACCGAAAAAATATCGATTTGGTAGATAAGAGGACACTGAAAAAGTCATGGGCTGATTTCTATTTCTTGAGTGGAGGAAAATGCAATGCGAAATGAAGATCCCAATCGTCTTGATCGCTATTACAGAAACCCTCGAGGGCTCCTTGTTCATGTCATTCGTTATGATCGAGAAAAACAGCGCGTTATTTTTATGATTGATGGTTGTGAATACGAACAATGCGAGCCGGTTCAAAGATTTAAAGAGAGATATACCCGAGTTAAGTGAGGCCTCTTATGAGTGTTAAATTATCTAGTTATGTTTGGGATGGTTGCGCCCATGCAGGTTTAAAACTCACATCAGTCGCTATCATGGCAAGATTAGCTGATTTTTCTAATGATGAAGGTATTTGTTGGCCTTCTGTTGTGACGATTGCTCGTCAAATTGGTGCGGGTGAAAGCACGGTGCGCACGGCAATAAAACAGTTGGAAAAAGAAGGGTGGTTAACCAGTGAAAAGCGTAGAAAAGGCAATCGTAACGCAAGCAATATTTATCAGCTGAATGTAGAAAAACTATACCAATCAGCCAAGAAAGCGCTTTCTCAACCAACAAAATCTGACGTGTCAAAACCTGACACATCAGGATCTGACCCATCAAAATTTGCTGCATCAAATTCTGTACCTTCAGAATCGAGCAAAAATAGGGATTTTGACCCGCCAGCTCCTGAGGGCGATCCATCAGTAACTTCAAAATATGATCCATTAATAAATCATTCTTCGTCGCAGAATTCTGGCGAATTCAGCGACCAGCCCAAAAATGATTTTTTAACTCGTTATCCTGAAGCTGTGATTTACAGCGCCAATTTTCAAAAATGGGGCTCCGCTGACGATTTGAAGTGCGCTAAATGGCTATTCAGTCGTAAATGCGAAGTGTTTCAAGAGATGGGATTAAAAACGCCTAAAGAGCCCAATTTCACTGATTGGGCTAATGATATTCGCTTAATGACAACGATTGATGGGCATACTCACAAAGAAATTTGCCAGTTCTATAAACGAATTACACAAGATGATTTTTGGAAAAAGAATGTTCAGTGTCCTCGTACACTCAGGGCTCAATGGGATGATTTAACTTTACGTTTGGCGGGTAAGAAAAAAATCACCATCGACTCAGTAGAGCGTGATGAAACATTCCGGCTTATCTGGGGTACGGGTTGGAAACCTAAAAATAAAATTCAAGAATTAGCCGCTATTCAGGCAAAGAAAAATGGTCTAGGCCGAATGAATGAGGTTGCAGGTTTAGCTGCGTGGCGAGGTATTTGGCAACAAGTCGCGGAACAAGTTGCTCAGGAAGTTTTGCTATAAACGAGAATGGAGAAAAATAACATGAATGGACTAATTGTTATTGATGGTGTTCAAATTCGTCGAGATATCGCGGGGCGCTATTGTTTAAATGACCTTCATCGAGTCTCAGGTGGTGAAAAACGGCATCAACCATCGAATTGGAGTGCTTTAACTCAAACTAAAGAGTTGGTTGATGAAATTTCAACCGCTCCTGAGATCACAGGAGCGGTTCCCATTGTGACCATTGTTGGTGGGCTTAACCAAGGAACATATGTTTGCAAAGAATTAGTGTATGCCTATGCAATGTGGATAAGCCCATCATTTCATTTAAAAGTGATCCGTACTTTTGATGCATTGATAACACAGCAACACGGCGAAAAGTTAGCCGATAAAGTTCAAGCTGGAGTCATATTGCTTGAATCGATGGCAAAGAGCCTGAATTTCTCAAACTCTTCGAAATTAGGGGCGTATCAAAAATTACAAGCTATGGCAGGCTTACCAGAATTAGCCCCTGTGTATGCGATTGATGCACCAAGCGGATCAATGGATGGTTCGAGTCGTCCAACAGTAGCTTTATCAACACTGATTAGAAAACATCAATTACCTATTTCAGCCCAACAAGCTTATAAACGATTAGCCGATCTCGGCATTGTTGAACGTTTATCTCGTCCAAGTACGAAAACCGCAAACAAAGTGAAAGAGTTCTGGTCTGTGACTGCACGGGGTTGTCAGTTTGGGAAGAACATGACCAGCCCTAATAATCCTCGTGAAACCCAACCCCATTTTTTTGAAAGTAAAACGGATGAATTGATCCGTATGGTGATGCTGAATAAACAGGTGAGTGCATGAAATTATTATTAACCCCCTATATTCAGCCCGATCTTGGTGTTGTTTTATTGAAGCCTGAAGCGGAGTTGCTTGAGCAACTAAAACAACATTCTCGTGTGATTATTAGTGATGTACCAAAGAGTTTAGATAAATGGCCTTCTGGTGCATTAACAGGGAATGAACAACCATTATTGAATAACAAGGACATTATTGGCTTTTTGAATAATGAAAAAGTGATCCAAGCTATGGGCGGGTTGGCATCGATGAATATGTGGATAGGCAGAAATATTCATTGTTGCCAGATTAACGATGAGCATGACAGTTATCATCATCATGAATTAACAACCACATGGCATAAAGACGGTGTGATACGGACTTGTTGGTATCATGATAATCATATTCGTAATTCATCGGCGGGGTGGGTTGCTGAATTAGCATATAAAAATCGTATTGCTTGGATGATAGACACTATTCGCAGTCGTTTGAGATTAGATGATAGCCATTCGCTGACGATACCTGATTTTTTTGCTTTTGCCGTGATGCATAAACTGGTTGATGAATTACCTGATGCCATATTGCGTCGTATTCTAAATTGGCCTGATAAACCTAAAGAGCGCAGGGTGCATGGCGGTTTTCCTGAAGCTGATATTGTTCCCAATGAAGTAACAGCGCTATCAGCAATGAATGCGCGTTTAGATGTTATAAAACCCGTTATTAATGTAGCTGTCGATCCTGAACCTCCAGCCTCATTTCTTCTTAAACCTAAAATGCGCCGTTGGGAGAATACCCAATGGCTTCAATGGGTAAAAACACAGCCTTGTTGTGTTTGCGGACAACAAGCTGATGATCCACATCATATCATCGGCCATGGTATGGGAGGCATGGGAAAGAAAGCCCATGACTTATTCACTATTCCATTATGTCGGCAACATCATGATGAATTGCATCGTGATCCGAAATTGTGGGAAGCCACTTATGGCAATCAAATCGAATTGTTATTTTCTTTTTTAAACCGTTCATTAGGAATGGGGGCATTGGTTTAACGTGTATACGGCATGGGGAGTCTAAGTATGAGAGATATGCAGGAAGTTTTATCACGTTGGGGAGCGTGGTCAGCTAATGAGGGGAATAGTATCGATTACTCATCAATCGCCGCAGGTTTTAAAGGATTAATTCCAAGTTCAAGACGAGGCCGAGAGCAATGTTCAGATGATGATGGCTTAAAAATCAATAAAGCGGTATTACATTTAAAGGTAAATAATAGTTACTTGTTTCAGTTGGTTATTATGTACTATGTGAAGAATTATCCTTTGCGTTCAATGGCTTCAAAACTCGGTATTTCTCATAATGAAGTGGCTAAGCGATTGCAGACAGCGGAAGGATTTATTGAGGGATGTCTATCGGTTGATAACATAAAATTAGACATGGATAAAATAATTAGAAAACACCATATTTACAGTCTTGCGTAATTACAAAACACAATATATTGTGTTAATAATGGTTTTGATGTTACAGCTCTTATCTATTGAAAACCTCGTGAGTATAACGGGGTTGTATTTTTTATAGGTCTACTTAAGCTGATTTACCGCTAAAAAATAAAGTTTGCTATCTGAATTTTTCTATGGCTTAATAGCGTCACTGGTTTGGAAGTACAGACCTATTTATGTTAGTAAGTTTAAAGTTGTTCCCGTTTAGCGTTATCCTCGATACCTCTTCATTGTGAATTCCTTCTAATTAATACCCATAAGTAAAAATACAAAACAAACCGCATATGCCTTATGGCAAATTAAATAAATTAAAGGAAATTCTATGTCTAATACAATGACTGGTACAGTAAAATGGTTCGATGAGGGTAAAGGTTTTGGTTTTATTACTCCAGCTGATGGCAGCAAAGATGTCTTCGTACATTTCTCTGCAATCCAAAGTGATAGCTTCAAAACATTAGCGGAAGGCCAACAAGTTTCATTCACCATGGAAAATGGTATGAAAGGCCCAGCAGCAGGCAACGTGGTGGCCCTCTAAAGGCGCTATTACTATTCGCCTCTATTTTAAATGCCCAAGTTGTTGCGGTTCACAATATAGAACATCACAATTTGATGTCACAGTGAACAACCCACACGGCGCAAAATGTATCTTTTGCAAAAGTGTGATGACAGCTCAAATGAGTTGAGCATTAAATAGTTGAATATACAAAACCTCGCTTCGGCGGGGTTTTTTGCTATCTATTACTAAGCCAAAATTGCTCATTTCTAAGTTGAGAATTCAACATAAAAATCATAATATGGCTAAAGATTTTCTAATTTGAACTTTAGCTAAAAGATAAATATATGCAGCCAATTCATAAATCAGAAGAATTAATGAAATCACTTCAAGAGAGAATTTCAAATGAAGAGGTATCTAATGACTTTGAATTAATGCAAATTCTTAAGGAAATAGAGAAATATAGTAGTGGGTTAGAAAAAAACCATTTAAAAGCGTTGGCATATAGTCTGAATAACGACATTGATAAAGCGTCTCATTATTTCGAATTATCTTTACAAGTCAGCAATATAGATTACGCTAGAAATTATTTGGCTGTTATTAATCAACGAGCTTCTAATATCAAATATATGCATTTACTTCATCGTTTTGCAGATGAGTATGAGTCACCTACATTCTCTTATTTAGCATACCAATCATGTCTTTATATTGCTGATCTGAGTAAAGCCGAAAAATTTATGGCTAAAGTTATTAAACTATCAGATGAAGATAAAAGAAATGGATATTTAAATGAATTTAAGAATGCTAGGCATGCATTAATGAAATATCTCAAGTTGTCAGGTCTAGAAGAAAAAAACTTAATGACTTTGGCAAACTTGATTATTGCCATCCTAGATGAGTGGAATATCCAAATAGTAGCTATAAATTATACCAATACATCAGCTTATGATGAACAATCTAATTTATTTATGATGACGGCTGAATGTGATGATGTAGAAGTATTATCTGATATGAATATCGAGTTAGCGTATAGATTGACTGAGTACGATGAATTCATAGGTAAGAATTTTAGTGTATTTATTGGTGGTGTTGATGATGTATCTAAGTTAAAGGAACGACTAAAGTGGCTATAACATGTCTAGACATACTTGAATTTTCGAAAGGTTGCATAGAAATAGAAAATGAAGTTGGATATCGAAATGCAATATCTAGATCCTACTATGCAGCATATCATTGTATTTATCCAATGATGATGCATGGCCCACAAGATAGCCATCAAGGATTGATAGATTACTTAGCTCGGTCAGACAGTGCTGAAAGAGAAAAGTATAATAAAAAAGACTTGCTTGCTCTACATTATGCTTTGAAAAATATGAAAGGAATGAGAGTAATAGCTGATTATCATTTAACTTGTGACGGAATGAACAAGATTAATGCAAAGGCAAATATAGCTACAAGTGAGAAAACGATCAATAAAATGCTTGAAATGAAGTCTAATAAAACTCAAATTTAATGCAAATGAGTTAAGTTAACCAGATCCCAAACCTCGCTTCGGCGGGGTTTTTTGCTATCTACAATCTCATATTGGCTAAAGATAAAAAATTTAGATTTTGGGCCTTGAAAAATTTTTGCTCGTTCATATTTATATTTTGGGTAAATAAGATATCACCCATAATTCACTAAATACTGAAGGAGGAGTTATATGCCTAACATTAAACCTTTTTCATTATTCCCAACATTATCTGACAACTTACTTTCAAATCGTTTTGATCAGATAGATCGCCTGTTTAGTCAGTTAACAGGTAGTAAGCCAATTGCATCACCTGTACAAACTTATAACCTGAAACAGATTGATGATAACCATTATGAATTGACAGTAAGTGTGCCTGGATATCAAGAAAATGACTTATCGGTTTCATTGAAAGGAAGTCGTTTATTGATTGAAGGGAAAAAAGAAGAAAAATCAGAAGAAGACAATGATAAATGGATCCACCGAGGCATATCTCAAGGGCAATTTACGTTGCAATTTGACCTCGGTAAAAATGTTAAAATAGACAAAGCCGATTTATCAAGTGGACTTCTGACCATTGCTATTGAGTATGAATTACCTGAAGAAGAAAAACGGCAAACAATAGCGATAGAAAATAAAGATAAAAAATAATTGAGTTAGATAACGTGAATAAGATTAAGGCTACGCATAATGTGTGGCCTTAATTGTTTTTGTGAGGGGTTTAAATTTCACTAATTCAAAGTTGAGTTCACAAGGTTTGTAAGTCGAACATAATTAGAGTGGACAGTCTGGTTTGAGCGAAGAGCGAACATTCACGGTCGGGGAATGAGGACCTTGTTTATCGGGAAGGTTAATCTGATTAACCCAACATAGGCATAAATGATGAAGTTGACCAAAAAACAGGTTATCAATACACTGTCGTTGCCACTTATATTACCCAGCCCCCACCTGATGTTCTCGCTGTTGATAGAGGATTACGAATAATTCTAAGCACCAATAAATGGGGGCTGGCTAAGCTGTTTGACCGTGAATTACTTCCGATCCTCTTCAAGTACGATAGATTTTAGCAGAAACGGATTCGATGAATAATGCCGCAGTGAGTACTGCGACATTATGAGGTTGCTAGTTCTGCCCGTCATTTAAAACAGGGGGGAGGAAAGGAGGCTCATGGGATGTATACTCAAACAAGCTGCTCCTTGCGTCATTCCAAGCCTGAATGATTTCCTCCGAACAATGCATCTTCCTTAATGTGTTTATAATGTGATCATATACCCTTATTCATTCAAACCGCAGGTTGTGCTCAGCCTACAGCTTGAATTACGTTGGGTATATATACCGGATTAAAATATCAACTAAGTAAGGTAACTATTGTATTTTGAATAAATAACTTTTTTAAGATTTGTAGTATTGGAAGGCATATTGAGAATAACGCAACATGCAGAAATTGAAAGGGAAATACGAAGTTTTATCGGTGCCAGTTAAATAACTGGCACCAGGGAAATTAACTGGCACCAGGGAAATTAACTGGCACCAGGGAAATTAACGCCAGCGTTCTGTCGCCCAGGCGACCTGCTGTTGTGTGTCGTGGAAAGTCCAAGCCACGAAGCGACTGATTTTTTGCCCCTGCGCCATTTCAATGGTACGGACTTCGGCCGCACCCACCAGCTTCAAGGCGTGATAAATCGAAGGTAAGGTAGTGCTTTTAGAAATCAACGAGGTGAACCACAAGCAGTTTTGCGCCAGGCTAACGCTCTCCTCTACCATTTTACGCACAAAGGCTTCTTCACCGCCTTCACACCATAGCTCTTTATTTTTGCCACCAAAGTTATGTACCGGCGTGTCGGCTACCTCGCCTTTACCCAGTTTGTGCAGTTTGCGGCGGGTGCTGGCTTGCGCTTCCTGTTCAGAGCTGTGGAACGGTGGATTACACAGTGTGGCATCAAATTTCTCCGCCACGCCGATGATGCCGTTCAAAATAAATTCGGGTTGTTTTTGTAAACGCAGGCGCACGCCGTTTCTCAGTGTCGGATTCATCTCCACGATCATTTTGGCCGTATTGAGCGATACCGGATCAATCTCCGAACCGGTAAAACGCCAGCCGTATTCACGCAGGCCAATAATCGGATAAATACAGTTGGCGCCAATACCCACATCAAGGATCGCCACGCCTTTACCGCGAGGGAACTCACCACCGTTGCTGGTCGCCAGCAGGTCGGCCAGATGGTGTAAATAGTCGGCACGCCCGGGGATCGGCGGGCACAGATAATCGGCGGGAATGTCCCAGTGTTTGATGCCATAAAAATGTTGCAGCAACGCACGGTTGAGCATTTTAACCGCCGCAGGATCGGCAAAATCTACTGAGATGTCGCCCCGGGCGTTCGGCTTGACGAACGGCTCCAGTGCAGGGCAACTGGCGATCAGCGCCGGGAAATCATAGCGTGAACGATGACGGTTACGCGGGTGCAAGCCACTTTTCTGCTGCAGGAAGGTTTTCTTTTTTTCCACCGTGAAGGACTCTCTTAAAGGTATTTCTGACGCGTACGATACCATATACCCTATAGCTTTCAAGTTGCAGCTAACAGCTCGGGATGAAACCGTATTAAGCCTGCATTCAGAGTTTATGCCGGAATGCCCTGCTCTTTATATCCAACGTAATTCAAGATGCAGGAAGGTGGCAAGGGAAGATAGACAGGGAACATACATCAGTATGTGACCCGGCTGGCTGAGTGCGGCCAACGAACCTGCCCACATGTAAAATTCAAATGGCTGTTTTGAGCGATGAACGGACGCTCTAACTGCTCATTTTTCGGCGATGACTTTGCAAGTTTCTCGTATAGTCAGGAAAACGAGCGATTGGGTCGTTTTTATCCTATATTAAAATCAAAATTTCAACGTAACACATTGTCATCACTTTTATTTACGAATGATGATACAAATAGTGTTATAGGTAAATCGAGGCGAACTCTGGCAGGAAATCGAACCAATCGTTCGATATTCAATTGTTGAACTAAGCCGCTACGCGGAGATCACCAACCTCACCATTTCCACCACACTTATCTTTGGGTATTCCACTTATCCGGTGGTAAACATGGATCCACTGATAGAACAAGTAAGACCCGAAGTCGACAATTTAGGGTATTCAGAATGCACCGCTAAAAGCTACTGTGAACACTTGCAAAAACTGAGTCGTTACATCAACATCCACAGGCTGATACACGACTGAGTTAGCAGCGCCAACGCGCAATGAGTTAACCTAATTGAAAGGATTGGGATGAGGTATGCTTCGCGTTATAAAAAAGGTTGCTTACAGACCCTGAATTGGCTGTAATGGAAACAGAAAAATTACGACTGAACGATGCTGGGAAGCGCAAATAAGGCAAAGGATTTAGTAAACCAACCCGTTGCCAATCATGCTTAAAAAAAGTTCCCATAGCATAAACTACACCAGGCTACGTGCAGGTGGCCTCTCAGTTCAACAAGCGATTATGTGACAAAAATAACGTGTCACATAAATACTAAAACGTTATATTTTTGAGGATGTATCATCATGGCTGATGAGAATAAAGTAGACAAACTAATTACTCTTGAGAGGGTTCTTGGGTCAGAAATATTATTCCAACCATTGCAAAAAAGAAATTACAATCATTCTCAACAACTATCAATTGCATCTCCGGAGCTGCACTCTGAATTAGTTAGGTTTTTTGGCTCACCAGAGAGAGCATTTTTTACTACAAACATGGATGTGAACAGACTGGTGAAATACGGGGATGGTTCGTTCTCTTCTATGGTCAAAGGAGTTAAGGGAATTGCTGGGCATCAAGGGTTTGATGCTATTGATTCGATTGAATTAGCTAATGACCTTTTTATGCATATAGGAACTGCATTCAACAATGCAGTTGCTAAAATATATGCAAGCTATGTAGAGAAAATTAATCTTGAAGTAAACAATGTTTATCAACAGTTTATACTTAAAGACTTCAGCAAGATAAAATCAATCTCTTTTTTCTTAAAAGAAGTTTACTCGGATATCTACGGCGCTGGATTTAATAAGGAGCAAGCTCAGGCGACCTTGACAAATGTTCAACGGTCAAGAATTGAGCTAAGAGAGTTAGTATATAGATACATGGAAAATATCCGTTCAAACATCGCTCCTTGGCAGCAGCTTATACCGATAGACGATTTAGCAAGCAATTATTTGAGTTGTAGGTACTGCATCTCACTTTATACGATTGCATTGGTTTCTGAAACTATACTATCCAATAGGTTAGATGATAATGGATTTAAGTCTCTTAAAACAAAGGTTTCAAATACCTTGGATGAGTTTAACGAATTGACTAATGAGGTGAATCGTAATCTTGGGGCTCGTTTCTTTAGCAACCAACAACAAATTAATAATCAAATGCTTTGGGCTTATAATCAATTAGCCGCTCATCAGAAATGCAATGAGAATAATAGTCTCAACAATTTTGCAAATAATCATCTCTCGCAATTTTGTAAAGATACCGAAATAAGCAAAATTGATGAAATCTTTGAGTCCAGGGATAAGCTGTTATCGAATATTGTTATCACTGAAGAATAAAGAATATAACAAGTCGCTGCTAGGGACTGCATTGCGCTGCGATCCATACAGCCCCATAGCCAAGCGTTGAAGTTCCGCTTCTGGCACTGTGCGGACTATCTGATTAGATTTAGCCTCAAATCATAGTAATATTAGATCGAATCTGATCATATACATCTAAATTATAGGTATGAAAGAATTTCTCAACACAAAATAAAAAAATGCCGATACGCTAGGAGTCATATCGGCATATAAAATAAACGCAAGAAGCAATGTAAGTCATGTCGTACTAATTCGTATCAAACCTGTCAATTTGATACATCTGTAATGATAATTATTCTCATTAATATATTCAACTCTAAATTAAATAAGGTTACTTTGTAGCCTTTTCATCTACGTCGACCACAGAATCAACACCCACTTATACCGTTCACACAAGAGCTGTGAGTCGGCACCTTATTAACTAAAATAAATCGGTAAATGTTATGTCAAAAGAGATAAGCGAATTACAGTTTAGTCTTCACTATGCCTCAGAAACAGACAGCGAAATGAATACTTCAGTCATTTTAACGGCGAATATCCATACGGCTGATGGCGAAACTCAACAACTCACACAATTAATTTGTACAACATCTCTCGCAGGTAAAAAACAATATCGAATCGGCACACAAAAGATTAATGATGCAGGCGACCCATTGCTGGTGGCAATTGAATCCTATTGGCGTAAAAACACACAAGAGAGCTGTATTTATTTGTTAGAGAAAGCGAAGCAATTTATTCAGGGACACTTACAACAAACGAATACATGGATATCCATGTACGGCCTTGTGATTGTTTCTAATGCGTCACTTGAAGAGCAGTTGCCTGAAGGTTTATTAAAGGCACTTAATTTATCCAAATAAGCGAATAAGAATAAGGAGAGAATGATGTGTGATGAACAATTAAAAATGACAATGAGCACCTTAATGCGACAAGTTACTCAGCAAGGCAAGCAAATTGCTGAGTTACAAAAACAGCTCGCTAGCATGCAATTAACGAGCTGTGAATTAGAGACTATTAATAATGCCACATTAATGGCTATTTCTAATAATCTCATTGAAATAAAAAAAGTTAATGGCTCTACTATTTGCCGGATATCGCCATTTTAGCAAATTGCCCTGCAATGGCTATTTGAGTTTCGCAGGGATTCCCCTCGTTCATTTTTATCGTTTTATCAATTAGCTCATAAAGTTTGTTTTGCTTTTCTTCGTCATCTCCAGTGATCAATGCAGCAAGAATAGCGAACAATGCAGGGGTGGCATAGGCCATGTTTTCAGGAATAAGTGTGATACCTGTGTATTTTTCAAACTCGTATTGCATAAGTATTTCCCTCCGAAGTTAATCAGCCATTCCTTCGGTTAATTACATTGGGCTGAATCATTAATTTAAATTAAGTCTTAAATTTTCACTTTTAACTTTCTCACATTAATTATCAACGGACACTCCTCTGGGGGTGACTATGCGTATGGATAAATTAACCAATGTAACTTATGGAACCGCAGGCTTAACGGCATTTTTTGCCAGCCTCTCGTTATATGAATGGGGATTTGTTATTGGGATGGTGTTTAGCATGGTTCTTGGTTTAGCTACTTATTTTATGACTCGTCGAGAGCAACGAAAACGCACTCAATTATTTGAAGAGCTTGTTCGTCATGTTGACCCACAAAACCCAACTGAAACCCTAAAAAGGCTTGCTGAATTAATGGTGAAAGCGCCAAAGGATATTTAATGTCTCTCAAACAGAAAATAGCTGCGCTAACAACTGTGGGAGCCACAGCAATTGCGTTAGTAGTAATAGCCCATTTTGAAGGAGTGCGTTATGAGCCTTATCGTGATGTGGCAGGCGTTTTAACGGTTTGTTACGGACACACAGGCAAAGACATTATTCAAGGTAAGAGATACACACAACAAGAATGTGATGCGTTATTACAAAACGATTTTATTAAGACACAACAGCAAGTCGATGCATTAATCAAAGTACCACTCGATGACCACACCAAAGCCGCTTTATATTCCTTTGCTTTTAATGTGGGTGCCACCGTATTTTCTCGCTCAACATTACTCAAGAAATTAAATGCGGGTGATAGAGCGGGTGCCTGTGAAGAAATAAAACGTTGGGTTTATGCAGGAGGAAAGGTTTGGCGAGGGCTTGTCAGTCGTCGAGAAGCGGAGTCAGCACTATGTTATGGAAACCTTTAATCATCATTATCGGCTTTATTCTTGCATTACTCATTACAGTCGCTGGTGGCATTTATCTCTTGATGGATAACTCATGTACTAAAGACCACATTAGCTTAGAAAAACGCTGTCAGATAGCTCTCTCACATCATAGGTACTAATCATGAAATACGGGAAACTCTATGCCGTCATTGCGATGGTAGGCATCATTGTGGGTAGTTATTGGGTGATTAACTGGCAAGCTAACAGGATTAATTCACTGACAGATACCAATAAAAAACTAACTGTGGCTCTCGAAGAACAGAGGTCTATTAATACTGATTATCAAGCACGCATAATGCGATTAAATCAGTTGGATATTCAATATACGCAGGAGTTAGCGAATGCCAAGAATGAAATTAGTCGCTTGCGTGATATTAGTGAGCATTATCCTGAGCGGGTGTATATCAAAGCCGAGTGCCCAAAAAACAAAACCACTCCCGCCACCCGCTTGGCTTATGCAACCACCGCCCGACCTACTGACACCGCTATCAGAAATTATTGGTTACTCAGAGAGCGAATTGCAGAGTCAGAACAGATGATTAAAGGGTTGCAGGATTACATTAGAGTGGAGTGTATGAACTAAAAAAAAGCCCTACGTAGAGTACGAGGGCAAAATTGAAATTTGTCGAAAAACATCAATCTTTAATAAAGATAGCACTTATAAGTGAATATACCTATAGTGCGGCAAAAATATTATTTTAATAAGTGGTTGCAATACACTTAATATTAATTTGCTAAATAATTTCAATAATTTAGGTGGGTGGTTCTTATTTGTGTATTTGTTTTCTTTAAAAAAAGATACTTTTTGTGATAAAAATAAGAATAATAATATTTAATGGTAACTATAAGGTTATTTAATTATAAGGGTATTTATGTTCAATCATGGCATGAAAAAATTTTTTTTTAGAATTTGATGCCATTAAACCTTGGTAAATACTGAATGGTACTTCCTTATATCGATATTGTTCTCCATGTTTACAGTCGATTTCTAGCATTTTAGTTTGATAATCGTAAGCAACAGAAATAATTTTAGATGATGCAATGTAAATTTTGTCCATTAGACTAATCACTATTAATAAAAATAAAATGGGATAAAATAAAAGAGTAAATAAATTTTTACTTTAGTAACTTTTAATATTAGTAAAAATATTCAACTTATTTTTATATAAAGAAGAAATATGAGTTAAATTTATTATTTGTGTGAAGCTTCTCACATTAGAGATGAAAAATAAGTTCCAGCATCACGCATGGACAAAATTAAATAAAGAACTTCTCAAGAGGAATATAGTGATATTAATTCAGTATCGCTTTGTTAAGCAAATAAGCGAATTGAATACTTTCAATTGTTTTTTTAATTAACTATTGAATACAAATAAAATAACCCTGCGAGTTTGAGTTTACCGTGGGGCTAAATTTAAGCGAAAAATAAATACCTATAAATCATACCGCTACTCTTATTTCAATGCCAATAGAAATAGAAAGCGTCGCGTTGTCGCCGTCTCCTATGTTAGCCATGACCTATTTTATTTCTCGATAGAGAGCGCATAGTGAGAGTCAAAAACAACGAATACCACCGTTTTGTTATTTTTCGGTCATTATCAGCAACGTCAGCTGTAGGTAGAAGAAGGGGCGTGACGATGGAGAGACATCAATATATTTAATTCTACAAACGTCATTTATTTAGTGACGTATATGGATAGCCATCAGTTAACCGCTGGTGGCTTTTTTTATACGCATTTCATCGCTCATTCACAGAGCAATTCAAAAACGTCGAATCCAATCACTTTGATATGAGCCTTCGAGAAAGTCAGTTATAGCTGGCGAGCTTCGACGGGCTGATTTTCTATGTGAACGAGGGTTCATTTCAAATGAAGGTAATACGTTATGCAATATCCAAGAGTAAGTATTAATGGTGTGTCTGTCCGTGTTGATAGTGAAGGTAGATATAATTTAAATGATCTTCATGCGGCCGCTGTTGCGGATGGTAAAGCAACGGAATCACAAAGGCCTGGTGCATTTTTGAAAAGTCGTCAAGTAAGGCGATTTGTTCACGCTTTAAGCGATGCAACAAAAAGTGCATCGGTTAAAGTGATTAAAGGTGGACTCAACCAGGGAACTTGGGCTTTAGAGTTAGTCGTTATTAGATATGCAGCTTGGTTAAAGCCAGAATTTGAAATCCTTGTCTACAACACGTTTAAAGAGGCTACTAGGAAGGGATTAGATGTCATGTCTAAGTTGAACAAGCTAGATCATGTCATTAATACCGAAACTAAAAATATAAGTAACTGTGCAAGAACGATGGCTAACTGGGGAGTTGGTGGTAGAAAGCAGTTACTACTAACAGCGAGGGAACGAATTCTTAAAGAAGCTCAAATCTATATTCCTGGTATTGAATAGCGTTCCTTAAAATTGAGGATATTGATTTAATTAATATCTAACGATGAATAGGCCCTAATGGCTTTTTTATTGGAGTTTATTATGTCAAACAAACAGATTAATTATGAGGCAATAGGTCATTGTGTTTACTTGCAAAAAGAAATATCGCAGCTAATTGAAGAGAGAAGCAACCTATATAAAGAATTCATAGCGATTTGTCATTCAGGGCAATTTCCTTATACAGATCCAAGAAACACAAAAATCATCGATTTAAATAGTATTGATAAGCCAGCTAAATTGCTAAAAAAAATACATAAAATAAATCAAACTATCATCACACTAGCAACCACTCATAATCAATGGGCGGATAAGGCTGATTATGAACATTATGTTATTAGTAGCGATAATTCTTTAGGTTTTAGTACGTCTAGTGACGTTATATTCAAAGGAATTATTACCTGCAATAAGCAATCATCAATAGAAGCTGATGTTGTCAGAAACAAAACATGAAAAAACGCAATGTCTATGGTGGTCGCTGGGCAAAGGTACGATTAGCGTTTCTTAATGAACATCCGCTCTGTGTTATGTGCCAAGAGCAAGGGCGCATTACTGCGGCCACAGTAGTTGACCACATTATTCCGCATCGTCTTAAAGAAGCGCTTGAATCAGGTGATAAAGAACGTATCGCAAAAGCCCAAGCTTTATTCTGGGATAAAAATAACTTTCAAAGCTTATGCGAACTGCATCATAACTCGACCAAACAACGTATCGAAAAGAGTGGCAAAGTCATTGGCTGTAATGCGGATGGTATTCCACTCGATCCCAATTCTCATTGGCATCAATAACACAATGAATACAGGGTGGGGGCGGGGTAAAAGTTCAGACACTTTCGCCCTGATTACCTAGCGCCCTCATTTGTGTGCACAATCGCGAAATGAAAAGTTTTTTTCTGGGAGGTTCCGATGGCAGGAAGACGCCCGAAACCGACCCACTTGAAGGTGGTCACCGGTAATCCGGGAAAACGAAAACTCAACGATAAAGAACCCCAACCCAAACGTGAAATTCCAAGCCCACCCGAACATTTAACGGATTGGGGGAAAATGGCGTGGGCAAAATTAACCTTATTACTCGATGGAATGGGCGTTTTAACCGTGGCTGACACGCTGGCATTAGAACGGCTGTGTGATATCTACGCCGATATTCTTCAATTGCGAGACACCATTGCGATTGAAGGTCGGACATACACCACAAAAACGCAATTAGGGGATTTTTTAATTAAAGCGAATCCTGCCGTTGCCATGTTGGCTGATGCAGATCGCCGTTTTAAAAGTTATTTAGTCGAGTTTGGTTTAACCCCCGCCGCTCGTTCGAAGGTGAAGATGGATGGTGGAGAAGAAGAGGAAGATCCGCTCAACCAATATTTCGGTTGATCCCGCAACGCAATACGCGCAAGACGTGCATCAAGGCAAAATTTTAGCGGGGCCTGATATTCGTCATGCTTGTGCGCGTCATCTCAAAGATTTAAACAAAGCCAAGCAACGGGGATTAGTCTGGGATGTCGAGGCTGTCAAAAGGGTGATCGACTTTTTTGCGAAAGTCTTAAAACTTAATGGCGGGGAGCATGAAGGGAAGCCATTTATTTTATTGCCTTGGCAATGCTTTGTGATTGGTTCCATTTTTGGCTGGAAAATGACAGACGGCACACGCCGATTTCGCATGGTGTACGTTGAATCAGGCAAAGGTTCAGGAAAATCACCGATGGCGGGTGGCGTTGGGCTGTATTGTTTAGTCGCCGACAGTGAACCACGTGCTGAAGTGTATGCGGCAGCCACGAAAAAAGACCAAGCCATGATTTTGTTTCGTGATGCGGTGGCAATGGTTGATCAATCTCCCGCATTAAGTCAGCGGATCACCAAATCAGGCGGAACAGGCAAAGAGTGGAACTTGGCTTATTTGAAAACGAGTTCATTCTTTCGCCCGATTAGCTCAGATGATGGGCAATCAGGGCCTCGTCCCCATTGTGCGCTGATAGATGAAATTCATGAGCACAAAAATAATACCGCTGTCGAGATGATGCGAGCGGGTACTAAAGGTCGGCGACAAGCCTTGATATTTATGATCACCAATAGTGGCCATGATAAAACCAGCGTGTGTTATGACTATCATGAATACGGACGAAAAGTCGCCGAAGGCACTATCGAAGACGACAGCTTCTTTTCCTATATTTGCTCACTGGATGAAGGCGATGATCCCTTTAAGGATGAGTCTTGTTGGGGGAAAGCCAATCCGTCATTAGGCTACACCTTTACTGATCGCTATTTACGCGAGCAAGTGACACAAGCTCGAGGTATGCCCGCGAAAGAAAGCATTGTTCGTCGGCTCAATTTTTGTCAGTGGGTAGATGCCGATAATCCGTGGATTAACAGTGAAACATGGATGCAGTGTGAAAACACGTTCACCTTCGATGATCTTCAAGGTGAAGAATGTTATGGCGGATTGGACTTATCGGGAACCAAAGATTTAACCGCATTGGCCCTGTATTTTCCTCGCCTTAAACGTCTTTACGTTGAATTTTGGACACCCAAAGACACCTTATTGGATAGAGCGAAAACCGACCGAGTGCCTTACGACTTATGGGTAAGGCAAGGTTTTATGCATACCACTCCAGGGAATGCGGTGAGATATGAATTTGTGGCAGAACGTATTGCTGAGATGGCGATGCGCGTCAACATAAGAGCCATTGCTTTTGACCCTTATCGCATTAAATACCTTGTACCCAAACTGGATGAGGTGGGGGTGACGGTTCCCTTAATCCAACATGGACAAGGATATTACAAAGCTAAAGATTCAGGGCTATGGATGCCACATTCTATCGAACTATTTGAGCAACTCATTGATGACAAGAAGATTGAGATCCACACCAATCCTTGTTTGAGATGGAATGCTGCATCCGCTGTGCTTGAGGCTGACCAAAAAGATAACCGCGTCTTTGCCAAGAAAAAAAGTACCGGTCGAATTGATGGTGTGGTGGCATCAGCAATGGCGATTGGTGCTGCGGAAGGTGAGGTTGATGATGGCAACCTTGAAGATTTTTTCTCTAACCCATTGAGTATGTGATGACAGATAAACAATATTCAATCGATTTGCGCACTAATCATGGTTGGTTTGCGCGTCTGGCTTCCTTCTTTGTTGGGGGAAGACTCGTGACACCTGAACAAGGTTCACAATCAGGCGCTATCTCAGCGCAAGGCTCGCTTGGTGATTCTTCTGTAAATGATGAGCGAATACTCCAAATATCAACGGTTTGGCGTTGTGTTAGCTTAATTTCGACGTTAACGGCTTGTTTGCCACTGGATGTGTTCGAAACGGATAAACGGGGAAATAGAACCAAAGTTGATTTAAGTAACCCATTGGCTCGATTACTGCGATATTCGCCCAATCAATATATGACGGCTCAAGAATTCCGAGAGGCAATGACTATGCAGCTTTGCTTTTATGGTAATGCTTTCGCGTTGATTGAGCGAAATAAAGTCGGTGATGTGATCAGCTTGCTTCCTCTGTTGTCTGCCAATATGGATGTACGCATGGAGGGGAAGAATATTATCTATAAATATCAGCGTGATCATGAATTTGCCAAATTTAAACAACACGAAATTTTTCATTTAAAAGGGTTTGGTTTTAATGGGTTAGTTGGATTGTCGCCTATTGCTTATGCGTGTAAGACAGCAAGCACGGCCGTTGCGATGGAAGATCAACAACGTGAGTTTTATGCCAATGGGGCTAAGTCACCTAAAATTCTAACAACAGGCGATAAGGTACTGAATAAAGAGCAACGTAGCCAACTTGAAGAGAATTTCAAAGAAATTGCGGGTGGCCCCGTTAAAAAACGATTGTGGATCTTAGAAGGGGGATTTCAAGCTCAAGATATTGGTGTTAGTCCTCAAGATGCAGAAACAATGTCTTCCCGCAAATTTCAAGTCAGTGAATTAGCCCGTTTCTTTGGTGTTCCACCGCACTTAGTCGGTGATGTTGAAAAATCAACAAGTTGGGGAACAGGTATTGAGCAACAAAACTTAGGTTTTCTTCAATATACCTTACAACCCTATATCTCCCGATGGGAAAATTGCATTGCGCGTTGGCTTCTAAAACCACCCGAAGTGGGGAAATACCATGCTGAACATAACCTTGATGGGTTATTGCGTGGCGATTCCACTTCACGCGCCGCGTTTATGAAAGCGATGGGAGAATCGGGGCTAAGAACCATTAATGAAATGCGACGGCTCGATAATTATCCTCCTCTTGAAGGTGGAGATGTCGCTTACCGGCAAGCACAATATTTACCGATTAACCAACTCAATAAAGAGCCTCACGAAAGTGGGGCTTAATTATTTATGGGGGTTCAATGCCTGATATTAGAAAAACACTGAATTTTGATGAAGCGGAAATCAAATTTACGGGTGATGGCACACAAGGCGTTTTCGAAGGTTATGCCTCCGTATTTAGTCATCAAGATTCCGATGGTGACATTATTTTACCCGGTGCATTTAAGCATGTTTTAGATAAGCAAAAACAAAAAGTCGCTATGTTTTATAACCATCGAGTCTGGGAGCTTCCTGTGGGGAAATGGGAGTACATGGAGGAAGATCAAAAAGGATTACGTGTGAGAGGACAACTGACACCCGGTCATAGTGCGGCTCAAGATCTAAAAGCGGCAATGAAACATGGCACGGTTGATGGGCTTTCTATCGGATTCGGTTGTCTGCGTAATGACTTTGAGCGAACACCTTCAGGCCGTATTTTTAAAAACATCTCCCTGTTACGTGAAATTAGTATTTGTACATTTCCCGCTAATGACCAAGCACAGGTTTCATCACTCAAGAGCATCGATGGGTTATTAACGATCAGAGATATTGAGGATTGGCTGAGAGAGTCAGCCGGTTTATCAAAATCAGAAGCAGTCGGTTTTATTTCCCGCTTCAAATCCGCTATTCGGAGTGAGTCCGATGACACTCAACAATTCCTAGTCGCATCCATTGTTAACCAAATTAATGCATTTAATCTGAAAGGATAGAATATGTCTGACTTAGCTATTATCCAAGAAGCCATCGAAGGATCACAAAAAAAGGTGCAAGAGCTCTTCGATGCACAGAAGAAAGAAATTGAAGCTACTGGCGCAGTTTCAAAGCAATTACAAACAGATTTAGCCTTAGTCCAAGAGGAATTAAAAAAAGCCGGTGAACGTCTGTTTGATTTAGAGCAGAAAGGGGCAACGAGTGCTGATGATCCTAATGCGAAAAAAGATTTTTCTGAGCGAGCAGCAGAAGCGCTGACAAAATCATGGAATGGGAGTCAGGCTTCTTATGAAGTGAAAACCTTTAATAAATCATTAGGCAGTGATGCGAGTTCAGCCGGTGTTCTCATTCAGCCGATGCAAGTACCGGGTATTATTATGCCGGGGATGCGTCGTTTAGTTATCCGCGATTTATTAGCACAAGGTCGTATTTCCAGTAACTCACTGGAATATGTACGCGAAAAATTGTTTACCAATAGCGCGGCACCCGTGAAAGAAAAGGCTCAAAAACCAGAATCTAATCTGACTTTTGAAAAACAAACGGCAAATGTGATCACTATTGCTCATTGGATCCAAGCGTCTCGCCAAGTGATGGATGATGCTGTGCAGTTACAGTCTTACGTTAATAACCGCTTATTGTATGGCTTAGCATTAGTGGAAGAGGAGCAATTACTCAATGGTGACGGTACAGCGGATAATTTGACGGGGATTAATCATGTTGCCACTGCTTATGATACCACATTGAGTGCTACGGGTGACACACATGCTGACCTGATTGCTCATGCCATTTATCAGGTAACAGAATCTGAATTTAGCGCCTCTGGTATTATTTTAAATCCTCGTGATTGGCATGCCATTGCGTTAATGAAAGATAAAGAAGGGCGTTATATTTTTGGTGGTCCACAAGCGTTTACTTCAAATGTAATGTGGGGATTACCTGTTGTTCCAACAAAAGCACAAAAACAAGGTGAGTTTACTGTTGGTGCATTTGATTTGGCGTCTCAAGTATGGGATCGAATGAATGCAGTTATCGAAGTGAGTCGAGAAGATCGTGATAATTTCGTGAAGAATATGCTGACCATTTTGTGTGAAGAACGTTTAGCCTTAGCCCATTATCGCCCTCAAGCCTTAATCAAAGGGACTTTCCCAACGTCTGGAAGAAGTGCTTAAGTAATAGGTCGGGGTAGGTAACTATCCCGTATTACATCATGAATATCTTAGATGTCATTCCTCTTTCTTTATTAAAACAGCATCTCGAATACAGCGGTGATGATCGTGATGAGCAGATTATATTTTATGCACAAAGCGCATTAAATTATTGTTTGAGATGGTGTGATGAACCGGCATGGAAATCACCTGATGATATCCCTTATGAAGTGAAATCGGCAATGCTCTTAGTGCTGGGGGATATGTTTGAACATCGAACCAGCCAAAGTGAAATTCCGTTATATGAAAATAAAGCAGTAGAACGATTGTTACTGCTTTGTCGAAATTGGCGAGGTAGTTAATGGATCCGGGACGATTACGCCACACTATTCATATTCAAAAATCAGTATTAGCGCCCGATGCCATCAGTGGCAATGATGTGATTTGGACGGATCATGCGACAAAAGTACGTGCAGCGATCATGCCTTATCAAGGGCGGGAATATTTTCAAGCCCAACAAGTACAAAGTGAGGCCACAACACGAATTATTATTCGCTATATCGCTGACATTGATACTTCGATGCGTATTGTATGGGGTAAGCGAATATTTAATATTATTTCGATTATTGACCCTTATGAGCGTCATCGTGAGCTTCAATTGATGTGCAAAGAGGGCGTGAATGATGGGTGAGATTAAAATCAGTGGATTGTCTGAACTCGCTCAACGAATGCAAGACATTGCCCGTAAAACCAGAAATCAAAGTGCGCGTAAGGCGATGAATGCAGGCGCTTCGGCGTTAAAGCAGGAAATCAAACATCGAGTGCCTATTCTTAAGGAAACGGTGCCTCATCGACGCAAAGGCACCATCAAGCGCAATATTCGTTCTAAAACGAAAGTGCAGCGTAATGGACAAGTCAAAACGCGCATTTGGGTGAAATCATTATCGGGTAAAAAGGTGTCTGCCTTTAAACAGGCAACGGGAAAAAGTGCGGCATTGAACCCAAATGATCCGTTTTATTGGTGGTTTGTTGAGTTTGGCACCGCCAAGATGCCCGCACAACCGTTTATGCGCCCCAGCTTTGAAGCGAAAAAGGAAGCGACGGCTAAAGTGATTGTTCAAACACTCAAAGAGGATATTGAAAAAGCAAGGTAGAGATCATGATACAGCAATTAAAAGAGACCCTTTCACCGCTTGTCGATGGAAGGGTTTTTTTTCAGGTATTACCCGAAGGAAAAGGGCATTATCCCGCCATTGTGATCCAGTTTGCCAGCATCACGCCTAACAGTGCGCTGGAGGATACGGATTTAGACAACTATCGCGTGCAACTTGATGTGTATGCGCCACAACCACAACCCCTTATGGTCTTGCGTAAAAAAATCGAGGCTCAGATTATCGAGGCGATCCCATTTGCACAACGAGTGAATGCGGTCTTTGGGTATGAAGCGGATGTCAAATTGCATCGGCTTGTTCTTGAATTAATGATTTCATCAGATAAATAAGGAATGGATATGGCAAAGTCAAAAAACCATAAAGCGACGCCTTTCCTCGGCACGAAGATCTTTGTACAAACCGGCTTAGGAGAGGCGATGACCGTGACGGAAGCGACGTTATCACCCGCAACCATTACCATCGCCAATAATAAACTGAAAGCGGATGACATGATTATGTTATCGGGTTTAGGGGAGTTAGATGGGCGTTTTCCTATTGCACAGGTTGATGGCAATAAAGTGACCTTGTGTGAGGAAGTGGATTGGGGTGATAAAACGTTACCCTCAGATTTTGCAAACGCCAAAGCACAACGTATTCAATGGTCTAATAATTTTTGTGCAGTGAAAAGTTTCAGTAAAGACGGTTCGACAACCGAACAAATTGATGTCACCACCATTTGCAGTGATGGCAAGGAATATGAATCCGGTGATACGGAATACGGCTCAATTAAATTGACCTTTTTCTTACGGTATAGCTCCAGTGATGTGCAGCGGCTCTTGCGTAAATATGAAAACAGCAAAGAAAAATTTGCGGTGAAAATGGTCTTAACGCGAGATGAAGGCTCCATGTTTTATTACGGCTCTGTCGAAACGGGCATGAACATTGATGGCAGTGTAGGGCAAATGATGGATTCGGGGATCTCGATTAAATTGTCTGGCCGTGATTATTTGAATGTGAAGAAATAACTCTTAATTCACCTCTCTTATTATTTCTCATCTCCCTTCTCGATAAAAAATCTTAGGAGTGATTATGTCTAACGCTTTATTGCGTGAATTAGTGTTAAACCAAGCACTGAAAGTGACGCCTTTTATCTATTTAGACAACACCTTTTACGTCAAAGAGCTGGATGTTGGCACCATGAATTACATTCAGCGCAAACTTCGCCAAATTAAAATCAAGCTCGCTGAGGCGCAGGACATTTATTTAGACGAAGACGATCCCGAACAATTTAATGAGGCGATAAATCGTGTCTACGATGAATACGATGTCGCCAGAATGTTGGCCTTTAAGTTGTGTGATGAAAAAGGAGAGTTGCTTTTTGATGCTGAAAATGAAGAAGACTTAAAAGGTCTTAATCGTCTAGGGCAAGGGTTCTCTAATGCGGTGTTTACAGCCGAAGCGGGGAACAGCGAAAAAAACTCGGAGACAGACGACAATTCCAACTGATATTGTCGTTGGCATTGGGAAAAACGCTCACAGAAATCGAGCAAATGCCCGAAAGCCACTTGTGTGAGTATGAAGCTTTTTATCGCAAACAACCCTTTGGTTTATGGCGAGAGGATTATCGGATGGCACAAGTGGCGCATCTTCTTGCGATGATAAATCGTGATCCGAAAACGTCTCCGCCTGAATTGATGGATTTTATGCCGATGTGGAAGAAGAAAATCACGGAAGAAGAGCTGTGGGACAACGTCACTGAGAGTGTATTAGCTAATCGATAGCCCCACAGGAGTGGGGCTTAATCGTTAACCACCGCGAGACATTTTCTCAATTTTTTTATCCGTATTGTATTGAGAAAGGGCATAAACCGACCAGATAGCCGCAGGGATCCATCCGATTAATGTGATTTGTAGGATAAGGCAGAAGATGCCAGCAAGTGGGCGACCAATCGTGAAAAATTGTAACCAAGGTAGTAATAACGCCAGAATAAGTCTCATAAAACCCCCTCTATTATTCGAAATTTCAGTTTATCAATAATTAAATCAATAGCAAATAACAAGGAATATTGCATTTATTCAGGGTGAAAGTTTGCTTTTGTAGTGTTCATACCAAGGATTGAATTTATGGCGGGAGCATTAGGTAGATTAAATATTGATTTGACGCTGAATACGGCAAATTTCACAAATGCGATCAACCGTAGTCAGCGCCAAACAGAACAATTTGGGCAAAGTATTCGCGTCAGCCTTCAAGCTATCACCGTACAACAAGAGCGAATGGTATCGCAAACCGCAAAATCCTCGGCGCTTTTTGCCCGTTTTGCGAGTGTCACCGCAAGTGCATTATCCATTCATCAAGTCATTAATTATGCTGATGGTTGGACGGAATTACAGAACCGCTTAAAACTGGTGACAGAAAGTTCTGTCGAGTTAAATAAAGCCACACAAGCGGTTTATGATATTGCCCAAAAAACCTATCAATCATTGGATGCCACAGCACAGGTTTATCAACGTTTTGCAGATAATGCCGAACGCTTAGGCTTAAGTCAGCAAAAAGTGGCCGAACTCACGGAAACCGTCTCAAAAGCCGTGGCGATTTCAGGAGCGAGTGCAACCGCGGCCCAAGCGGCATTAACCCAATTTGGTCAAGCATTAGCCTCGGGTCAGTTACGTGGCGAAGAGCTAAATTCAGTGATGGAGCAAACGCCTGCGTTAGCGAAGGCCATCGCTGACGGAATGGGTGTCAGTGTGGGTGAACTAAGGAAGAAAGCCCAAGACGGTGAAATGACGATTGAGAAAGTTGTTCAAGCCTTAGAGCGTGCTGCCGACAGTGTGGATAAAAAATTTGCTACCAGTGTGACGACGGTTAGCCAAGGTTTCACTAATCTTCAATCGGCGATGACAAAATTTATCGGCGAAGCGAATCAAGGTACAGGTGCGACTCAGCTTTTTACCACAGGGATGACCACTCTTGCCGATAATCTATCGTTAGTCGCTAAAGTGGTTGAAGGGATCGCCGTCACGGCATTGGTAGCAAAACTCTCTCAATGGACGAAAGCCACTTATCTGAAAAATCAGATAACGTTGAATGAAGCCAAAGCCACATTACAGAGTGCAGAGGCAAACAGTGTGGCAGCAACCAGTGCCGTGAGGAAGGCATGGGCGGATAAAGAAGCCGCCACATCGGCGCTCAATAGAGCCAAAATGGAATATCAAGTTGCTAGAGGCACTAACGCGGAAAAAATCGCACTTGATAACCTTATCGCCACAAAGTCACTCGCAAGAACAGCCTCTCTAAATTATACACAGGCATTAACCACCGAAAACGTTGCTCAACGTGCATTAACGACCGCTCGGCGTCAATCAACGGTGGCGGGGCGAGCACTTAACAGTGTTATGGGATTCGCGGGTGGCCCTATTGGATTAGTGGTGACTGGTGTTGCAGCATTGGGCATGGGATTGTATGAATACAGCGAAAATGTCAAACAAGCCAAACTCGAATCGATTGAATTTGCTAATTCCCTTGATACATCAACAGAAGCGTTAAACAAAATGAGCAATGCCACGTTAGTGGCGAATTTAAGCAAAGTTTCATCGGGCATTAACGCGCAATTAGAGAAAATCGAGGAACTTAAACAACAGGTTATTTCCTTACAAGGTCTATCAAAATACAGCGTTGAGAGTGAAAAGGCGTTTACTGAACAAGGTGTGGGGGATTTATACCTTAAACGAGTAGCTGAAAAGCAAAAAGAGCTTGATGCTGCGATGGGGACATATGCAGAGCAAGTTAATAACTTAGAGCGTCAGCGAGCCAATATGCAAAATATGTTGGCGACACTCAAAGAAAAAGTGGGTGATCAAGCCCCTGAATATAGACGCTATGCCACCGAATTACAAAATGTTGATGCCGTTATCAATTCACTTAAGGCGAGTTTAAAGAGTTTAGGCATTGAATATGAATCACTCATTGATATCACTCTTCAGGCGACAAATAGCCAAGTGAATGCCGCCACGGCGATTGCTAAACAGATTGATGAATCGATTGAAAAATCGCAACGTTCAGTGGCAAAAGCACAAGCCACAGGGAAGGCATTAGCGAAATTAAATGCAGAAGATGTATTGGCTTCACGCAAAATTACGCCAGATATGCAAGGCTACGATAAGGCCTTACAAGCGGAAATTGAGGCACAACTGGCACTGCAAGCCAAACGGACGTATAAGCCCAGTCATAAATCCACCATTGATTATGCCAAACAGTACACCAAAATCTTGACAGAATTAGAGGAAAAACAAGCCTCACTGATTGCGGATGGACAAAGCATTCAGCGGTATGGCACTACCTCTTCCTTTAATGAATACACATCCGTATTAGCCGATATCAAACAGAATAAAGACAAGTTTGATGCCATCTTAAAAATCGATCCCAAAGCGATTGAGACGATAAAAGAAAAAGCGAAAGCCATTGATGACTTAGCGCGAGCAAACTCGGTCGCGCAATTTGCTTATGATCGCGGTAAAGAAATTGAGCAGATGCAATTTGAAACTACCTTGATAGGAAAATCGCGCGCAGAGCAAGAAAAGCTCAATGCCCTTCGTCAGATTGATGTGCTGTATCAGCAAGCCAGTGTGGATTTAGGCGAAAAAGAGCTGGCGAACTTACAACGCAATGTCGAGCTCACTAAACAGCAAATTGAGGAAGAACTGAGGAAACGAGAGGCTATGAAAGGTGATCCGATGGCGGGATTAAAACAAGGCTTATCGGATTTCAGTGAGTCGGCCATGGATGTGATGGAGAACGTCAGAAATGTTACCACCAATGCGCTTAATAATATGTCTGATGCATTAGCCGATTTTGCTTTAACGGGCAAAGGAAGCTTTAAAGATTTTGCCAATGCGGTGATCTCCGATATTACTCGAATGGTGATGAAAATGCTGATTTTCAAAGCCATTGAAGCAGGTGGGCAGGCAATGGGCTTTGATATGGGATGGATGAGCAAAGGGCATGCTTACGGTGGTTATACGGGGCATGGCGGGAAATTTGAGCCTAAAGGGATTGTGCATGGTGGTGAGTTTGTTTTTACCAAAGAAGCGACGGCTAAATTGGGTGTCGGCAATCTCTATCGCTTAATGCATGCGGCGCAAGGTTATGCTTCAGGGGGCTTTGTGGGGGCGGTTGCAGAGCGAATACCGGTTATACCACAACCGACGTTAGCTCGTGCAGGCGGTGTGCAAATGACGGTCGTCAATCATATTACGGTGACAGGAAATGGTGACGCTGTACTTGCGCAGGCAATGAAGGAAGCCGCACAACAAGGGACAGAAGCCGGCGCACAGAAAGCTCACGCGATGATGTTACAAGACTTTCAAAGTAATGGTGCAGCACGTAGAACATTAGGAGTTTAAATGTCTATTCTTGAATGGCCAAAAGAGGTGATCCCCACACAGGAAAACTGGCAATTATTGAGTAACAGCAAAACCTTTACCTCGCCATTTAATGGAAGTAGCCAGACGGTACGCTTTCCGGGAAGCCGTTGGCGTTGTGAACTGACATTTAATAATTTAAATGAAGAGAAATCGCGCCAGTTAGAAGCGCTGGTGGCTTCATTGGATGGCATGTCGGGGCGAGTCAAAATAGCCAGTTGGATAAGAAAAGGGCGTTATGGGTATGGTTCGCCTCGTATTGCAATACCAAGCCAATTAGGTCATCGGCTAGAAACAAAGGACTGGAAGCGCAATATGCGCGTGTTACAACGAGGGGATCGCTTAACTGTGGGCAATGAACTCAAAATGGTGGTAGCTGATGTGGTCAGTGATAATCAGGGATATGCAAATATTCCTATTTCACCCATGTTAAGAACGTCACCTACCGTCAATGAAATGCTCGAGGTTGAGCGTCCTTTTGGGGTTTTTCGGCTCGTTGATAATGAACAGGGTAAATTTCAGCATCGTCGCTTGGGGTATACCCATATCACGTTATCTTTTGAGGAGGTGTTGTACTAATGCAATATCATCCATTTTCTGACGCCATGGTCAACGCGATTAATGAGGGGGCTTATATCGTCTTAGCCGCCAGACTCGATTTAAAATCAGGCGTGACCTGTGCGCATACCGGTGTTGGGCAACTGATTATTGCGGGGGAAACCTATTTAGGTGTAGGAAGTTTAGGCGAAATCAGTCAGCTAAAAGAAAATAAGACAACCAGTCCACCACAATTACAGCTTAAATTGGCCGGTTTTGATAAATCGCTGGTGGGGATGGTGATGAATGAGCAAAGTCGAGGGCGAGAAGTGCGGTTGATGATGGTCGCCATCGGTGAAGAGGGTAAACCGTTGCTTGCTGAAATCTTATTTGTTGGACAAATCACATCTATCAATGTGGTGTCTGGCGAAGAAAATGCCGTATGTGTTAATGTTTCTAATCGATTCGAACGATGGTCAATCGGGTTACCCGATAGATTCACTGATGAATCTTGGTCGTCAAGAAGGCAAGGGGATCGCATCTTTCGTTATGTTGCTCAAATGGCTGAACGAGCGATTTATTGGGGCAGCAAGAAAGATGCACCTGCATTTATTTATAAGTAATTGCGAAGGGGATAACATGGCTAAATCGTTATTCATAATCTGTTTTTCAATAATCTTATCGGGTTGCTCAGTGAAAAAAGAAATAGTACCTATCGGTGGTAGTAAAGCTGATGGTACGGTTCGTATGGGTTATACATATGGTGATAAATTCGGTGCTTTTGAAGTTCCTGTTGTTGATATAGAACGTGCAAACGAATTAGCAACAAAAAAATGTAAAACTTGGGGATATGAAGGCGCTGAAGCATTTGGTGGGAAAACTGAAAATTGTGGTATGAGTAATGGATTTGCATGTACAAGAATGAATGTTGCTATTGAATATCAATGCATCGGTGGTAAATCAGCACAATATTAGGTAATACAATTAGTTAATGATTTTTGCTTGATATGAGAAGTAGATGATAGTTCATATTATAAGCGGAAAGGATGATGAATGAAACAACCTAACTGGACACTCCAGTTACCAGAAACCATAAGGGTGGCGATGAGCCGCCCTTTTTCATGGGGCAAATTTGATTGTTGTATTTTTGCCTCTGAATGTATTGACGCACAATGCGGTTTCTCGCCAATAAAGCCTTATCTCAATCACTATAAAACCAAAGCCGAAGCCTTCAATCTTATCAAATCTAAATTTGGCTCCTTAGAGAAAGCCGTTTCACGCTATTTCAAATCCATTGAGATTGAACGCGTTCAGCGTGGCGACCTCGTATTGTTTAAAGGTGAGGACGGTGACAGTTTAGCGGTGGTTTGGGCGGGGCATTATTGGGGCGTAACCCCACAAGGCGTGAGGCCAGTGCAGATTAACCCAATCAAAGCGTGGAGAGTGGAATAATGGGTGGGAGTGGTGGATTAATTTCAAAAGTCTTGGGTGCTGGCTTAATGATTGCTGGGCTATTTACCGGCGGCGTGACCTCGGCGATGGGCATGGCGCTGATGGCAGCAGGCGTTGCGGTTCAAGTCGCAGGTTCGCTTATCTTTAAGCCAAAACTGCCTTCCATGAATTATCGAGATACCAGTGAACGCAAACAGATGTTACGTTCATCGTCTGCGCCTGAAACCGTAATTGTCGGAAAAACAGTGATATCGGGTTTGCTTTTCTTCGCCGAAGAAGAAGCTGGGGAACAAGATGAAAATGAAAAAATCACACTGGCATTGGCACTTGCTGGACACCCCATAGAGAAAATCGGGAAGATTTGGTTAGGGGACGATTTAATTGAGACGTTTGGTGAATATACCGTTCATGAAGTTAAACACCTTTGGTTGAAGAGTTTAAAAATTACGGCACCTGTTGTTGAAGTGGAGTTGCATAATGACAGGGAAGATGCCGATCCCTTTATGCTTAAAAATTGCCCGTCATGGAAAGAGGATATGATTGGTCGAGGTCTGGCGTGGTTACGTGTGACACTCACGTTTGACCAAGAAAAATTCCCTTATGGATTACCCAATGTGAAATGTGAAGTCTGGGGAAAACATCTGTTTGATCCCCGCACTGGGCAAACAGCATGGAGTAATAATGGGGCTTTAGTCATTTTGGATTATTACCGCCATTATTTAAAAGTGCCTGATACGGATATTGATTTTGACAGCTTTAAACAGGCAGCCGATTTATGTGATGAAAAAGTGAGTCTACCAGAAGGCAGATTTGAGTCTCGATATACGCTTAATGGCGCCTATGACTTAAATGAGAGTCCATCGAGTGTCTTGGAAGCAATGCACAAATGCATCAACGCGGAACCGACATTCACCGCAGGAAAACACGGTATTCAAATCGGCGCTTATTATGGGCCTGCAATAAAAAACATCACTGAATCACAATTGATTGGCACAGTCACATGTACCCCTGAAACAGGATTAAAAGACGCGACCAATGCGGTGTATGGCACGTTTATTGATGCCGAACAGTTGTACACAAAAACCGACTTCACGCCTGTGATTGTGGACGAATGGGTGAAAGAGGATGGCTTAGAAATTCGAGAGAATATTGACTATCGTTTTGTCACCAGCCCTTATCAAGCCCAACGATTAGCTCGCCAATATCTTCGCAAAAAGAAAGCGGGAAGACGAGTTCAACTCACGATGAACTTAGACGGCTATGCTTATCGTCCGGGGGAAGTTGTGCTTTTAGAATTACCTTCTTTGGGGATTAGTGGGCTGGAATTCCGTATTGCTGAATGGTCTTTTCATGCATTAGACGGTGTGGCTTTAACGTTGGAAGAGGATGGTGCCTATTTATATGAAGATGTGATTGGCAAACCGTTTGAGCGTCCGCCATTTGTGAGTTTACCCGCTGGTGGCGTTGCTTCACCTATTAATCTTACCTTTGTTCCACTTGCAGTCAGTGACATCGTACAAGGTACACTTTCTTGGCAGAATGTTGCTACTGATGTGCGCTATAACACCGTCACTATTCTTCAAGAAGGCAACGTTATTCAATCTATTCAGGTACCGGCTGAACGTGTTGATATTAACGGATTAGCGCGAGGAACTTATCGCGTTGAAGTCAGAGCAACAAACGTGGCCGGCGCAATGTCGGCACCTGCTATTAGTGATTTTGCTATTCAAGCGCCACCGCCTCCTGAGCATATTGATGTTACCTCTGGCTTATTTAATCTGACCATTGCACCGAAACAAGGTGATAGTGCTGTCTTTGGTTATACCTTTGAGTTTTGGTTTAGTGAGGAAAAGCTCGCTAATCTTTCTGAAAATGAAGTGATCACCAAAACAAATAAAGTTGGCCAAGGGAATTTCTGGACGCAAGAGAATTTAAAAGCAGGGCATACGTATTACTTTTATGTTCGAACAATCAACAGCTATGGCAAATCACCTTTTGTGGAAGCTTCGGGTACTTGCTCTTCTCAAACGGATTTAATTCTTGAGGAATTAGCGGGGCAAATTAGTCGAGATCAACTCACACAAGACCTATTGGGTGAGATCAACAGCAAGGCTAACCAACTCGATATTACTGAATTACATGAGTTGATGAGGCATGGAGCAACGATTGAAGAAAGTGAAAAAAAACGGGAGGAATCAGGAAAATTATTAGCTGAGCGAATGAACCAAGTTGCAACGGCAACAGAAGCACAGGCCGCCGCAATTAAACAAGAGCAACAAGCACGTATTGAGGCTGATAAAACTGAAGCACAACAACGACAATCCTTAGCCACTCAACTTCGTGGTGATTATACCGGAAATGATTTATCGAAAGTCACCGCAGGACTCATCTCCGCAGAGAAGCAAGCGCGAGTTACAGGTGACCAGGCGGAAGCGAAAGCCAGACAATCATTGGAAACACGGATGAATGGAAATGTTTCCGCGATTAATAAATCATTAGAAACCCTCACCTCGAAACAGCAAGCCCAAACGCAAGAGATCTCAACGCTCAATTCAACTCTTAAAGGGAAAGCTGATAGTAGTGCGGTAAATGCGTTAAATACGCGAGTATCTAATATCGATGGCAAAGTGACGTCTGCAACCTCTCAGGTACAAACGTTATCCAGCAAATTAGATAAAGTGAAAGCCGATTTAACGGGATCTGTGGTGGTGGATTTAGATTTATCAAAACTCAATGAAAATACCTATTATCCAGTTATTTTGCCTTTAGTAACCTCTCGACGTTATGTCTTTAAGGTTTTTAGAACCCTAGGGCAATATTCAGACAATAAACCCAGCTATGCGACACACAGCACCAAAGGCTTTGCCATGATTGTGGAATGGCAAGTCAGTGGTTCTGGATGGGGAACGCAGTCTGAAAACCGCATCATTGATAATTTTGATTGGAAATGGACAAATCAATCCCCTGTGATGGGACCAGCTCAATTAACGAATGGCTCTGTGGAATATATCTATTTGCGAGGAGGGGCTAAATACCAACTCACTAAGCATAAAAGTGTTAACCATCAAATCATCACCAGCACTTATACCAACAACAAGCAATCGGTGACACCAAAGGGGTTTGTGGCGAATGAAGTACCTAAGTCGAGCGAACAGAAAGCCAATGCAATGGCGAATGCGGTAAGCCAACTTGAAACTAAAGTGACTGAGGTTTCAGGTAAAGTGACCTCTACCGCTCAGCAAGTCACTCGCCTTGAAAGCCTAGTGGGTTCAAGTTCAGCCAAAATCGAACAAACTTCGAAAGTGGTCACAGACATAAATGGCAAAATTTCAGCATCATGGACAATGAAAGTCCAACAAGATAGCAAAGGGAATAAAGTCATTACCGGCATTGGCTTAGGGTTTAATGCACAAGGAAATAGCCAATTTCTGGTCAATGCCCAAAACTTTGCAGTGATATCGTCATTAAACGGTAAAGTGGTGACGCCGTTTGTGATCCAAAATGGACAAGCTTTTTTCAATGATGCGTTATTTAGCAAGGCAACTATTGATAAATTATCAGTAGGTAAAAAAATCACATCCACTAATTATTTAGCGGGCAAGAAAGGATTTAATATTGATACCACAACAGGGAATGTGGAATTAAATGATGCGGTATTTCGTGGACGGTTAGATATTAACTCAGGAGGAACAAAAGGGCGGTTAGTGATCACCAATAATACTATTTATGTTTACGATGAAAATAATAAGTTGGTTGTTAAATTGGGCTACTTGGGTTAGTCGAATTCTTTTTCATAAAAAGGTTAATAAAATGCCATGGGGATTAACAATTTATAATGATAAAGGGGCGGTGGAAAACATTACCAGTTCATCATTTGTGCTCGATTTTATTAAAATTACAGGAGATGGAAGCAAACAATACACTGTTCCTAGTGGGTTAACATTGTATGCGACAGCAATTGGATGGCACAGTATTCGAACTTCTGTTTCAGGCAATACCGTCTATTGGAAATCCAATATAACCTCGCCATCGATGGATGGCATTATTATTGTGGGATTGAAATAA